TTTATTAGCTTGGGCAGAAGTGATACCACCACCACCCCCTCCAGAGTTTACATTAGGGGAAACTACTACATTATCTCCTGCGGTTGTTACTGCTGTAGCTCCATATGAATCTGTAATTGTAAATGGACCTTTAGAAGATGGGGCCATACCATCATTTACTAAAGCATTAGCCCCAACACCAACAGCTGCTCCTGCGCCTACGGCTGCTGCACCAATTCCTAAAGATAAACCACCTGTTGGAATTGCTAAAATTATTGCTGCTGCTGTTGCTATACCTAATATAAGTCCTAAACTTGTTTTTAAGATACTATTTAATGAATTTATACTTTCAGTTAAGGCTTCTTGAGCTGATAGGGCTGATGAATTTTGGGTAAGAGAATCACCAGCAGTTTCTACACCTGTTTCTATTTGTTCATTAATTGATTGTTGAGTTCTTAATTGTTCAGCCAGTTGATCTTTAGACATACCTAAAGCTTTTGCAAATGCCTCTTGTTGGACATAACTTAAACTTTGGAATTCTTCAACTGAGCCAAATTGTGATGCGATTTCTTGGGTTAACCCTGCTATATCATTATTTAGGGCAGCTAATCTAGCTCTTTCTAAATTAATATCTCTACCAATTAAAGCTTCTGCTGCTAATTCATTTGCAATAGAAGATTCAAAATCTAAAATACTAGCTTGGGTACCTAAAATAGCACTCATTTCTATCCCTAAGGATTTTGCTTGAGCTACAGCTTCAGTAAGACCACCAGGGGTTGCTTCTAAATTAAGTCTCAATGCTCCTGAAATTTGTCCTGCTTCTTCTAAGGTTTGAGTAAAGTTTAAGGCTACACCGGTTGACGCTTTAACTGCTTTAAATGTTGCTTCTTGTTCTGCTCTAATTGTATCAACAGCTTTACCTGAATTGATAGCTTGTGTAGTAAATGAAGCTGCTGCCTTAACTGATAATTTTTGGCGATCTGTAAGCTCAGCCATCCCTACCTGGATGTCTTCTGTAAATAGAAGTGCAGTGCCTCCTAATTCTTCATTTAAAGAATTAACACCTCTAGTTACACTTTCTAAATTAACTCCTAAAGTGTTTGCTCCTACAGCGGTTCTAGCAAGTTGTTGGTTAATTTGAATTGCTTCCGTTTTAGTAACAGCAAAATTACGTTGAATATTAACTGTTTCAGTATCAAATTCTTTTAGCTTTTGTATCGCAAATTTTAAAACAGCACCTGCTAAATCTTTTACGTTAAGGTTAAGTTCTTTAAATTTTTCACCAGCTAAAGCAGCTAAACCACCAAACTGAGTTTTAGCATCTTTAATTTTTCCTACACCTCCTTCTAAAGCTGCTATTTCTTTGTTTAAAGCAACAAGTTTTTCTTCACTTAATTCAACACCATAAAGCTCTGCTTGATTTAAAACTAATTGTTTTTTAGCTTTAATTTCAATTAACTTATTTTGAAGTTTTTGAATTTCTGAAAGTTTAAGGGTACCGGATTTTTGTTTAGCTAGAGCAACTGCTACACTTTCTACAGCTTTACTTGCTTCTTTAAAACCCTTAGAATAAGTACCTGCTAAATTATTTTTTTGCTCTTTGGTAAGATCACCTACTTTTTCTAATTCCGCAATAAAATCTTTTTTTAGGGAATCTCCTATAGAAGAAATAGCATCAGCTATAAGAGCTAATTCTTGATTTAACTCTTTTGCTTCTTGGTTTGCTTTATTTAAATTGTCTCCTACAGCCATATTCTATGTATATGTAATAAATATTAAAAGAATATGTTTTTATTTGTATTTAGTTGAGGATTTAGTAAATTGTGGGGCCTTAACTTTTCCATCAGAACCTACTACTGTTTTTGAATTGGGTGATTTTGCATCTTGAGTTTTATTCATTGCTTCAAAATGATCCCGTATTTTAGAAAGAGCAAATCTTCTTAAGTAAATAGGCATATTATAAACATCACTCCATATGTAACCACCATTACCATGAAATACTAAATCATGTACTTCAGTTAATGTATTCATTCTATATTGGGGTGCGGTTTTAAGCGTCAGGCCAAAAAAAGTTAAGTCCAATGGGAATGCCACTTCTTTTTTCAGTCCGTTCGTGAAAAAAAGTTAGGTCAACATCAGGTTGAATTTCATTAATATAATTTCTTAAAGCTCTAGCATCTTGTGCTAAAAGATAATTATCTATGAAATTTCTAATGTCTTTAGTTTCATTACTACCATCTACAGATTGTATAATATATTTAAGTCTTGTAGTAAGATCTGCAGTAGCTTTTGAATTTATTTTTTTAAGGCTTTTTATTTCCTGAGATATTTTTACTTCATCACCATGAGTTAATAACTTAAAAGTAATTTCTACATTTGTAGTAGGTAATGTAAAATTGAAGATATTATCGCCTGGAGTAAATATGCTAGAGTCTATTTCTTTATTTTCAAGGGTACTTAAATCAACTGTATGCTCTTCACCCTGGTATGTAAATTTATAATCTTTACCATACCCTAAAATACGAGATGCTATCATAATAGCATTTTTATCACCAATAAGGAGATCATTATAATTAATTTTACTAACTATAAGTGACTTCATTAATTTATCTAATACAGTACCATCTTGAATATAATTAGCATTAGTAAGAATATCTTCTTCCTTTGCTGTCATATATTTAATTTCAACTTCTCCAGATGAAAGTGGGTTGTCTTTTGAGTAAAATAAACCTTTAGATGGTAAGGTTACAGTTTCAGTCGGTAATTTAAATTCCATATCTTTTATTTATAATAACTTTATTCGAGTATAAATATGAATATAAAAAAGAGCTTGAACGAATCCAAGCTCTCTTTATAAAAATATTAATTTTTTTTAGAAATTCAAGATACAGTAATCTGGTTGAACTTCCATTGTAAGATTTATTGCGGCATCTACATCATCCCATCCGTAACCCCCAAAGTCAGCTGATGTGATCATAGCACCCTTAATAATCCATTCCGATACTACATCACCCACAGGACCTAATACGTTAAATGTTAAATCTTTCTTATAGAAATCAGAATACCCATCTCTACCAGTAACTGATTCATGGTGTAAACGTACCCATTCCATTACTGCTTGAGCACCTGAAGGTGTAATTGGGTCAAAAAGGGTAAATGTAATTGGGTTCCATACTGTTTTACCTTTAACAAAACGTTGAACGTTAATATGATTTAAAGGTACAGAACCTTGAGTTAAAGTTACAGCACTTACACCCTTTACTATAAATGAAGGAAATCCGTCCATATACATAATAAACCTATTGGGTTGTTTAGGCTCAAATGCTGTAAAGAATATTTCGTTGGGATCTAATACTGCCATTGTTGTTTATTTTATTATAAATATTTAACTTTTAAACTTATTAACTAGGGAATGTTGCTCCTGTTGGTAATACGTTAAAGTCTAAGATTATGAATTCTGCTGTTTTAGTTGGTTGTAAATATATAGCACCTACCATTTGGTTTCTGTCTACTACATCAGGTGTATTGTTAGATTCATCCATTACCACTTTAAAAGCATATAAACCTTGTCTTTGAACTACTGATTCTAAGTAAGGATTTACTGAAGCTAAGAAGTTATTTCTTGTAGCTGCTGTATTTTGTTCAAATACTAATGTTTGAGCCGTTTGACCAATATATGATTTAAGAGCAATTAATAATCTTCTAACATTTACTCTATCTAAAGCACTTGCTTGACGTTGTAATGTTTTCTGACCATATACTACTGTTCCTACACCTGGGAATGAAGCAATTGGATTTACTTTATTAGTGTATAAACTATCTCTGTTAGCTTGGGATAATTTTCTTTCTGGGCGAATTACGGTAGTTAAACCACCTCTATTAATACCCGCCGGAGCGAACCATGGTTCAGAGGCATTGTCGTTAAACGCGTAAACCCCCGGAATCATTGCCGAAGCTGGTACCCATACTTGATCACCCATATCTGGGTCAATTGTTTGTAACCAAGGCCAGTAAGCAGCACCATATGATGAGTTTCTAGCATTAGCTTGTGTATTTGCTGCTGTAATAGTAGAAGCATAAGGAACTAAATCCATAATGTAAATACTATCACCTCTCATTTGAGTATTGTTTAGGGCAGTAGTCATTTGAGAAGTTTGAGCTGTATCGATCAAACCTGGAGTTACTAGTAAGTTAAATTGGTAATCATCTTGATTTGATAATAAGTCTAACATATTATCATAATCATCACCAATTAAACCCTGAGTATCTGTAGCATTAATATCACCATATAGATTCATTGTTCTACCTGATGGGATTACACTACCTACACCTCCTGTAAATGTACCACCGTAAGAACCTGATCCTACTTGGGGGACTGATTCTGTAAAGGCTAGTTTAGCATTACCAGCGTTATCAAAATAACTTGGTGTTTTTGAATCTACAGATGCTACTCTAATGTATCTAGAAGCATTAGCATAAGAACCCGTTATTTCAATATAATTTTCTGCAACATTGTAATTATAATACTGGTCACCAATTACTTTGGCAATGTAATTATCTGCTTTAGGATCTAATGATAGATTAGTAAATGATTCTAAAACAATTTTATTATTGTCATTATCATTACCTTGTCTTACCAATAAGTTAAAGCTACCATCGGCTTGGGATGAATTAGCAATTTCCCATCTAATATTATCAGCTGAGCCTGAATAAAGTGAACCTGAACCATCTGGGATTAAGTTTACACCATTAGATGCTGAATTATTAAAGATAATACCCTTATCAATAGCTTCGATAGTAAATGAAGTACCACTTCCTGAAGCTGGGATTTCAGCTTGGGCAAAATCCCAAGTTGAAGAACCTGATACTACACGTGTTACTAACATAGTATTACCCCCATTTTGGAAGTAGTTGTATGCTGTAATGTTAGTCATGAATGAGTATTCATCACTACCACTTTCAAATGTAGTACCAAATCTATTTTGGTAATCTGAGTATGAAGTTACTATTGTCGGTATTTCTACGGGACCTTTTACTGTGGGACCAACGATGGCAGCACCTACTTGAACAGGTTGCTGCGTGATAAATGACTGGTCGTTTTCTCTTGCTAATACGCCAGGTGATACTAATGTTTCTGCCATTGCCTAGGAGGTTAATGTTTTGTTATAAATATTAGAAGAGAACTCAAAATTTAATTGGATTTTATAAATTCTCCGGTTTCTATATTAATGGAACCTTCACCATAATTGTCTTGTAACTGTTGAGCGAACTTAGCTTTACGTTGTTCAAATTGTTTAAGGCTTTCTCCAATGGTGGTTTTTTGTTGTTTTAAGGATTGGAATTGATATTCAATTTGACCTAATTGAACCATATAATCGTTCTCTTGGGTTTGGATATCTATAATTTCCTTTTTTTCTTCTTCTGTTAAATAAATTTTATTCATGTTATAAATATTAAGTTATTTTTTACTAGTTAATCGTTGTTTAATTTGTTTAAAAACTTGGTTTGGGTGAATTGATTTTTGACAAATATGTTGTAATTCAGTGTCTTTATGAATAGGACACCAATTCCAATCCCCAGCATCAAACATAAAGTTTTTGTTATTCCAACACGGGAAACATGAATCACTTGAAATACGGGTTACATTTGTAGTAAATTCATGATCTTTTTCACTAAAACCACTAATCATAAATGAATGTTTATCCATTGCCCAATTAAACCAAGAAATACCTGAGCTTAATCCTATAAATGCATCTGCATGATATAAATAATTGTAAGTATCTTTCCAGTTAAGGCCCGGTCTATCAATAATATCTTTACCCTTGAATCCTTCGTATGATACACTAATTACTTTATAACCTAAACCCTTTAAAAGTTTAGATAAAATAGACCAATTAGAATGGGGCCATTCTTTACATCCTGCTGTTGAACGTGGGGCAATGCAGATATATTTTTCTTTTAATGGACGTTTTCCTGGGGTGAAATCGATACCATGATTCAGTTCTTTAAAAGGTAATCCTAAAATATCGGTTGCTGTTGCTTGCATTGGGATAGTATTACATTGTCGGGGGTTATGAGAACCAACATTCCATTTATTGTCACCATCTTTAAACCAACCAATTTTATAATGAGCTACACAAGCAGTTCCAACCCCAGGTTCTATAAATTCTATATCTTTGTAAGCTTCTAAGTCTTTAAACCATTCGTTATGGAAAGTAGAGAAAACTACTTTACAATTGTGTTTTTTTGAAAATTCTATAACATAAGGAGACCAACCTAAAGTATCCCCTATAGATTTTGACTCTAAAGAGATTAAAACTCTTTGGTCTTTTATATCTAAACGAGAAACTTCTTTGCCATTTACCTTAATCAACCAAGGGATATAATATTCTTTATTACAAGTAGTCCACATACCATTGGTAATAGTATCTTGGTGTATTACTTCATTAGTATCTTGATTAATAAATTCTACTTTATAAGACTTAGATACATTACCTAAAATTTCTACTTTAGGAGCTCCTATATAGTTAACTTTTATAGTATTTGTATCTTTAGGTTCTTTATAATTTTTTAAGAAGTCTTTAAGAGTTTTAGCTCCAATTTTACCAATACGTTCCCAATTAAAATCTCTATGAATAATTTTAGATTCCTCTAGAGCACGTTTTTTATGGTCTGTATAATTTTCAAAGGCATCACGCATCACAAGAGCTAAATCATCAAAATCAGGTTCTGGGTAGTCTCCTGGGGTATCGCTATTGGCCATTTTGTAACGAGCATATGTGGCATCATTAGCAGGTTTTAAACCTTTAATTTTTACTGGTAGGCCTTTACCTTTAGCGAATTCCATTTGGGCCGAATCAGCTGAGTAGATACATGGAGTACCACAAGCCATAGCTTCAATTAAAGGTAAATTCCATCCTTCAGCTCTAGCACATGATAAAAACACATGACCATTTTTTAAATATGTAATATAATCTTCTCTAGAGGGAAAATGTTTTACTTTAATTCGTTCATCAGTAAACCCATAATGTTCTAACCTTTCTTCTGTAGTTTCGAAACCATCCAGATTTTTACCCCACATATTATCAATAGAGACAATTAAATCTACAGGTTCTGATGGGGTAAATGTTTTAAGGAAGGTTTCAATTATCTCTTTTGTGGATTTTCGATAATCCCAACGACCAAAAATAATAAATTTAAATCTACCATCTACGTAATCTAAGGTAGTTTGGGGGTCTTCTGGGTAGAAGGTTTTTGTATCTACCCCTTCAGGTACTACTTTTACTTTATCTGGGTTAGCTCCTTGGGCAATAGTACAATCTGCCTGCCATTGAGAAGGGACCCAAATTTGGTCAAATTCCAATAATTTATTAAAAAATCCCTCTTCTTGTCTAGTAGATTCCCAAACATTATATGCTATTTTAGGACCTTGGTAATTGTGATAGTAATAATGGTGATTAGATTCATTTAAAACTAAATTAACATTATGTTCAAATTCATTAGGATGGTGAGAGTAAATTGGACGATCTACTAAATTATCATTATCACCCCACACTGTTTGCTCTACTAATAATTTTTTATCAATATCATTTAAATAAGGTTCACCATTATGAGGTTCATCTGAAAGGCCTGACCAAGATTTACCTACAGTAAAGTTTCTAAATTTAACTGGTAGGTGTTTTTGGAGTTCTCTGTAAAAATCCCTAGTGTGGTTGTTATAACCTGTAGTGCCTATATAGGTACCATGTGCAAAAACTTTTGGTTCTTTCATATTATCTCATTATATGACACCCACAATCAATACCTCTAGATCCTTCGAATCCATGATACATTGGTTTGAGTGGAATATGTTTATTATTTATATGTTGTAAAATTAATGTTTCATTAATGAATATATCATTATTCCCATCCCTATATTCCGGATTATAAAATATATTAAATAACATTTCAGAAAACACGCTACAATATTTTTTCATTAAGTTAGGTGGACCAATAGCTAATTGATCATTCATTTGCCAATCCATATTCCAATGAGAGGCGTACTCCCAAAAATTAACACGATCTTTATCTAATCTAGATAAATCGGTTAATAAATCACAATTATTAGCTACGTAATGGGTAAATAAAAGATCATAACGAGTTTTAAATACTAGATCATATTCTATACCTGAGGATTCACATAAATCCCAAACGCGTTGTGTAGACATCCACATACCCATTTGAGAATTTAAACGTTGGTTATTAGGACCTTTTAAACCTGATGCATCAAATTCAATTGATGGTTCGAATATAAAATTTTTAGGTTGATACCAATCAAGTAAGTTTTGGTATAAATCATCTCCTACTTCATAGGTTTTTTGGACTTTACCTTCGTTAAAAAAATCATACTTTTTAAATTCAGTATCTTTCCAGGCATGTAAATACACATCGATATCATATCTATCTAAAAACCATTTTTTTAGTTCTTGATACCCTTCTCTATATCTACGTGGTTGACCACTAATTAATAATGCTATTTTCATCGTAAAATATGAGCTGTAAAATTATCAGTTAGACTATCTATATAGTTAATTTCAACACCATTTTGTATTAAATGATACTTTAATAAACTTTCAGGACATAACTTATCAGGATTACCTGAAACTACGGTTTCTAACCATTTAGGATACTCTTCATCCATGTATATGTACTTTAACATATATGAAAAACAATTAGAGTAAGTATTTATAATATCCATAGAACCTACAGCAAATAAATCATCTACTTCTGAAATTCTTGTAGTGTACCCATTAACTATAGGATATTGAAATACATTTACACCATTTAATTCTAGTTGAGTAATATCTTTTAAAAATAAACATTCAGGTGAAATATAATCAGTAAATGATAAATCAAATCTAGTTCGGATAACATAATCGTATTTATTACCAGAGTCTTGTAAAAGTTTATTACAAGCATATACTGAGTAATAACCACTAAGGATATTATGTAATTTATAACCTAAATGTCCCTTGATTTCTGTTGTATCAAAGGGGATTGGTAGTTGAAAGTGACTTTTGACTGGATTATATAATTCTGAGATTTGGGTGTAATCGTTTTCAGTAAATTGGTATTCAATAGGGGTAGAGAACTTATGCCCTCCCCCCATGGTTGAATTTACATCTTTCCAAGTATGAAGGTAAACATCACAATCATACCTATCTAAAAACCATTTTTTTAATTCGTAGTAACCCTGTTCGTAATTGCGAGGTTGACCACTAATACAAACTGCTACCTTCATTATTTAAAATGAGCTCCTCCCAACCAAAGTACAAAGGATTTTCTAGTACCTGAAGTAACGGGTGTTACTCTGTGCATTAAATAAGATGGGAATATTACTACATTACCTTTACCACGTGGTGCAGTATAAGGGGATTGACCACCAGGCCAAATTTGTAAATCACCACCTTCATACTCATCTGAATCTGATAATTGAACTGTAACTGAAATTTTACGGAATTTCATAAAACCTTCAGTTCCAATATCCATATGCCAATCATAGTGACCTTTATTAGTACCATAATACTCAGTATACTGAATATTTTCTGGCATATTATGGATGTCAAAATGGAACATTTCATCATTAGCAGTTTTAGCTAACATACCAATTTTATCATAGATCCATTTAGTTTCATCACTGAATGGTACCCATTTAATCATAGAATTACGAGATTCTAGCCCCTCACCTTCATCTTGATTACCGGATTCAGTTACTCCAGCTTGAGATGGGATTTCTTGAACTTGTTGTTCAAGTAAACTAAGTTCTTCAGATGTAAATCCTTCCTCGAACCAATAATAATTGCTTTGATTGACATATTTGTCAAAATCTAAGGGAAATGAATAAAGTGTGTCCATATTTTATTTTTTGTCTGTAAATGATACTAATATATAACGTGTTCCTTCTTCTACGGGTCTACCACCGTGTAAATGTGTAATATTTCCTGGGTGGGACATTACATATCCTGTTTTTCGTGGTTGTACTGTGGTTTTATATTTTGGGAGGAATGTACCTCCACCTTTAAATCCATTATTTAATCTTACATTTAATGTAATAACAGAACTATCATGATGCAAATCTAAGCTACCTTGATTTTCTGTATCGTATTTAGCTATAAAGTTTTCACTTTTTAAATTATCCCAACCTTCACCTTGTAATTCCCAAAACCAAGTCCAAATAGGATATACAAATTGTTCTAATACCCTCTGGTAAATATGTTGTAAGCCTAAACTTTCCATAGTTTGGTCAGTAGTAGGGTAAAAAGTATGTCTGTCTGTTACCCATTCGCTATCTTCTGCTAGAGTAATAACTTCTCTACAAAACTTTTCTGTAAATAGGGGAAATTCAATTACATTAGGGGCAATTTCATCTACCATTAATTTATATTGACCTTTCCTTATTACAGGATGTATATAATCTATACACCATTGTTCCCAATTATCATCATTAATTACCCCAAATTTAGGAGAACTAATTATAAAAGGTTTTTTTTTTCTTCCGCTATATAAAACGTTAATCCTGGGCTATCTTTTTGTGTATAATAATCTTCTACAGGGGCAGCTGCTCTTAAACGTGTTTTACCATAATATTCACCTAAAATATCTTGACGATGTGTCATACCAAATGTAATAGAAAGGAATTCATCAAAAGCAAACATTTCACTTTTATATTGTTCCATATATTCTTCTACTAATATTTGGATACCACGTTTAGATAAAATATAAGCGTGTGAGTTGTAAGTGTAATCTGGTTCTACCCATCCTTCTACACCTTCAATTGGTTTTTCTAGGTAAGCCTCTAAAGCATTACGGCCTAAATAAATGAGATCATAACCTTTATCTATAAGTTGACCTATTTGATCCCAATCTATAGGTCTTTCCTGATGGAAGTCTTCTTCTAGGATAAGTGCTGTTTCTAAACCCTCACGATAAGCGTCAACCCAGGTATCAACGTGAGATAGACCACAGCCTAATTCACCTTCCATTACATCACGCTTCCACCATGGATTACTACCTTCAATATTCCATCTAGTATGTTTAGCAACACCAAATTTGTTCCAATCTTCTTGACTCATTTGTCTAGCATCAAAACCTGGTTTAATCCAGTATGGGGTTGGAGAGGGTAAATGTAAATTATCACATTTTTCTCTCATCTCTGGGGTTTCACTTAATGCTAAAACGTAAAATTTATCTAATTTCATATTTGTTTTTGATAATAACGGTAACCAATTGTTGTTTACTCTGGATTCCCAATTACATTGTTCTAAATATTCGTTAACTTTATCCCAATTTAAAACTTCGTTTTTATTTCGGGTGTTAAAATCATTTAATGTTTCCTTTAATCCACCCCATTCCCAAGTAATAGGTTGAACTTTATGACCTAACATTTCTAATGCCGTAATACAAAAGGTTTCCTCATATGATGAAGGGTAATACCAATAAGTACTCTCAGCCATTAGTTTGTATAGCTCGTGTTGTGGTAATGTACCAAGGAATTCTGT